TTGCTGATGAGCAAATACTTAGACATGTAGAGTTTAAAGTGAATACAGAGTGCATGCATATACATTATGTTACGCTTGATTTCACTCCGGTTGGCGCTTTGTGTGCTTCACTAATAAGCTTCTATCGCACGAGTGAAAATGAGCTGTTTGTAACGCACTCGCTGCCGCAATACGTAAGCGTTAAAGATGAGTTCAAATACTCACTGATGCGCCTGTATGCTCGCTTGCTCACTGATGTTAGCTTTCATACACTAGTAAACGCACAATTCGATATTTACGATAATGCACAGAAAGATGAATAGCGAAACAACATACCACATAATAATATTTGATTTCTCGCACAATTCTAGCATTAGAATACACAATGCAGCTCACACAATACAAGAGTGTGAGCGCATTGCAGCGAGTAACCTGATGAGCGAAACTCGTTATTTTCAAGTTGTGATTTATCATTTCAATGCTGATAACACACAAGTAATTGATGAGTTCTACGATTATGACAAAGTACAACAACTTCAAAAACAAATTTAAAGATGGCACCACGTACAACTTACCCACAATCACGCACTCGCACGATTGAGCGCAAATCACAACACTTAAAGCGATGCTTGCGCGTTACTGATAGCGACAACAACGTAACACATTACAACGGTGTACAAGCGCTTTTTGCTTATCGTAAGCGCGAGCTTGAGTGTAGCTGCACAACACTTTATTCGCTGCTTCAGTACACGAAAGGAAGCGTATGCATCGGCTCTTTGCTCATTGAGCGCGTAAACGTTGATGCAAACGCAGTAAACATTCTTACAGCTAATAAACAACTTAAACCTTAATAACATATACATCATGCAACAAGTAATAAATTCAAACATTACAGGCGATTATTGGCGCTTCATTGAGGAATGGCTTCCGAACTACGCGCAAGATGCTCAAGTGTGCTTATCGAATGACATTGCAGCTTATCTTGAGCAAGGTTCTGCTGCCTCGGATGAGTGCAAAGCTAACATCGTAGCTTGCGGTGGCAAGCTCTCTGACAACAAACAACTGCGCGAACTTGCAGCAAAAACAGACGCGTTGCTGCTTCGTGAAGCATTTAAAAACATGCTCAATGTGAGCTACAAACTAAAAGTATAGAAGCAATGAAAAACGTAGAATTATTCAATGACCACTTTCAGAATCGCAAGAAGTGGCTTAACTGCAAAGCGCAGTTAATAATTGCTGATCCACCGTATAATCTCGGCATTAACGCTTATGCTAGTAATCCAACATGGTATGTGGGGGGGACAATAAAAACGGTGAAAGCGAGCTAGCCGGCAAAGAGTTCTTCGATACTGATAAAGACTTTCGCCCCGCTGAATTTATGCACTTTTGCTCGCAAATGCTCATTTCAGAGCCGAAAAGCGGTATTAGCGAAGATGATGCGCAAGACATTGAAAGAATTGGCTGTTAGCTGCAAAGCAAAAAGTAAACTTGCATGGTGTTGACATTCGTATTTTAAACGAGGAGCAAGCATACTACCTCAACCAATTACCGCTTGCAAAGTGCGTTCATATCGCTTGGGATTTGCCGCAAATTGACTTAACCGATAAACTGCGCGAAGTGCTAAAGTATATCAAGACTTACAAACTCATGTGCTACGTTCTAGTTGGCTTTAACTCAACAGTTGAGCAAGATATGTATCGCATCGAAAGATTGCGCGAACTTGGCATTAAACCGTATTTAATGCCTTATCGTGATTTTGAAAATAAAACAGAGCCAACGCAATATGCTAAAGACTTGGCGCAATACGTCAACAAGCCGATGATATTTAAAACGTGCAAATTTGCTGATTTTGAGCCGCGAAAAGGCTTTAAATGCAGAGAGTATTTGAAGTGAGCGCATGAGCAATTCTGTTGCACTGCGAAGTTAAATAATCACAACGATAACGCAAATGTTAAATTTAATACTTAACTTTGTGGTGAACAGAATTTTTAAGATGAGCATAAACGCTCGCATCACATATATGCTAAATATAAACACAGTGAGCATAGTGATATGCTAAAATGTGGCGCACACCCCCACAACAAAGTTATAATGGCTTTGTTAGCCTTGCTCGTCTTAAGGTATCTGTTCAAGTGGGAAAGGTGCGCCACTTTTCTGCACCTATCAATCTTTCAAAATACAGATATAAAAATGAAAGACGAAATCAAAATTTTTAGCTATGACGGCACTGATGTGCCAATGCGCTCTGCCGATGGTGAAATCTTTGTAAACTTAACGCAAGTCGCAAAACGCTTTCCGGACAAAAATCTCTCAACAATTATTAACTCGCAGGAAATCAAAGAGTATTGCGATGCACTTTTAAAACTAAAAAATTTTAGTTTTAGACGAAAAAGCGAAATAAAAAATTTTAGTTCGGCTGATTTACTGAAAGTTAGGAAAGGCGGAATTAACGGTGGTGGCACATGGGCGCAAAGAAAAGTTGCAATTCGTGTAGCGCAAAAACTTTCACCGGAGTTAGCCGTTTGGATTGATGCAAAAATCGAAGAAGTGCTTTTTGGTGCGAAAAACAACGCTGATAACGGTCTTTTCGATACGTTTGCAAATACTTTCGGCTGCGGAGAGCAACAAATCAGCGCTGCACCCTCTGAAGCTGATGCACAACAATACGTAACGAAAGACAAATTTAATGCACTCGTTAAATGCTTCAATAAGTTTTGCGAACATCAAACAAACACAAATACGCTTGTTGCTGAAACAATGTATCTTTTTAGCGAGTTTGTGACTAGACGCAAACTCACACTAAGTAAAAAAGAGCGCACACAACTAGCGCAAGAGTGCGATAGTGAGAAAATATACTCGTTTACTGAAGCTGCAAAAATACTCGGTTATCATCGCTGCTCTGCTTTCGTGAAGATGCTTGTTAGTAAAGGTTTCATTATTCAACGCTTTAACCGCTATTATCCGGCTGATGAATACATCTCGCAAGAGTACTTTTACAACAAGAAAACACAAAACGGCTCCCATGCAGCTCTCGGTGTTACTGCTCGCGGCATGCAGTTCTTGCAACGCTACATAGCTAAAGCACGTGAAAAAGAATTTCAACTCGTATAACTCTAATACTCGTTCAATGAATAAAACAGTAACGTTAACAGAAACAGCTCATAAGTGTTTAGTCGCTGCTCAACGCATGCGCGAGCTTTCTGAAATTATCAATACATATAAAGAGATGGTGCAAAAAATAGAAAACATCGAAAGCGAGCAAATGCAAAGCATTATCAGCAACATAAACGAATCTGATAACTCGCTTCGCTGCGCAATCGCTGAACTCATTGATAAAGTTGCAAAAGAATTATTTGAACATGCACAAACAATGTGCGTAAACTATCACATACAATCAGAATAGTATTTTAAGTGATAAAGAAGTATATCTGCAAAATAAGAGCAACACGTCTACGAGATAAACGGCTGCTCTTATTTTTTATTTTTGCTCTTTGAGAATTGCTTGTATAATTGCTTTGTTATCGCGAATGAAATAAGCACCTGTATTGTTGCTCATGCTCGCGCGAAAAGCATCTGCGTTATCGCCAACGTACTCAATGAAAGCGCGCGGATACTCCGTAATATATCCCTCTTTCGGTTGCCATGCTGCTTGCTGTTCTTCGCTTAATTCTAAGTAATCAAGACGTTCTTGCAGTGAGCAAACAATTGGTATTACGCTGCATCGGCATCGCGGGTGCCATTGAGTGAAAAGAAAATCTTTCGGGTAAACACCTTGCAGCTCATCGCAAATATCGTATTCAGGGTGATTGTTAGAGAGTCGAATTTCATAGCCGCGAGTGAATTTGTCTGCGTTCATGCGCTGATTATCTGCATACTTGTAAGCCATGTTTATTTCAGTCGCTGCAAGACGTAATGCGTTTTGCCGGCTTGAGCGATAAACACCACGACCAACTTTTTCAATATCTGTGCTAGTGAAATGTACTTTGCCGTCTGCATCAATTGTTCTTCTTCGCCATTCGATAACGTCTTTAACTGTGCCATCGCTTTGAAGTTTGCGCAAGTGATAGCGTCTATACATTTCATTCGGTCGCTTGAGCTTATCGCGAACTTTACGCGCAAGTGCTTCGGCTCCGGTGCCTGTGCGTATGCCATCTTCAATGCACTCGCTCATTGCCATCTCAAATTCTGCTTTGCACTGCTGCGTGTAGTTCCAAACTCTTTGCGATAAATTCAAGCCTCTGCGCTGATTATCTCTATATGCTTTGAAGCTATCAACTACACTAGAATTAAATGTTTGAGCAAATACATTTGTAGGCAAATTCAGCTCGCTCACTGCTTTTCAATGAGCGTTGAGTATTTCTGCACGATGCGCTCAACGTCTTTGTTAGCACTCTTATAATCGCTGAAACGAAACAATTTATCAGCATCAATTTGTGAGTAATCAATGCCAACTTTAGCAAGCTCTGTTATAAATGCATTGAGTGTTGCGCGCATCTTTGCATCAGCTTGCGAAAGTATAGCGAGAAATTTCTTATCTGTCATAAATCACTGTGTGTATTTGCTCAAACTTTGTTTGTGTGTGTGTTTATTCCTCTCCGCTAGCTGTGCCGAAAAGCGAAGTTACCATTGCGCTCTGTGCTTCTGCTGCTGCTTCTTCTTGTATTTGCTTGAGTGTTGCATCAGCATTATCAACAAGCGGATTTTGCCGTACAGCTTCTTGTTGCGACATAGATGGTTTGCCGCCTGTACTCATGTTGAGTAACTGCAATGTTTCTGTCAAGTTCTTCGGCATGTACGGCTCAAACTTCGGCTCAACTTCAATTTCATCAATTACGCGCTCCGGAATGTTCTTAAGCAAAGTAACAACACCGTTTTGCACTAAGTTATAGCGGCGCTGAAACATTTCTCCGAACATCTCAATCCTATCTTCAGCGTGCATGTGTGGGTCTGTAAACATCAACTGAATTGCTACACCGCTAGTATTATTTCCTAACTGCTTCATCGTTTCAAATGAAACATCAGGAATTTGCGAGTAAGAGAAAATAATGTTTAAAAGTGTTGCTAGCTCGTTGCGTATGCTTTCCGGTGAATTATCCCATGAAAGCACTTTCATATCAGCGTCTGCTGAAAGCTGATAAATTGAGCCTGTTTCTCCTTTTTCAGCAAAACCGAGAATATCACCTTTAGCAACGTAAGCCGGCTTGCCGAAATAGTCATTAGTATCAGCCCAATTTGAGAGCAAATTCTCAACACGTGAAATAGCCGGTTGTACGTTGTGCCATTCTGCGTGTTCTTGGCGATAGTATATAACAGGCACTTTCGTAAAGCCGTGCAATTGTGGCTTAGTCAAGAGCTGCGGCTTTGATGAATCGTAAACGTAACGCACAACATAGCGCGAAGTATAAACATCAAAGTGTCGTGTTGTCTTTGCATCTTCAGCGATTGTGTAGTACTCGCGAGCAAATCCATCCATGTTACCCCAATCATCGAAGTGCGGATATAGTTTATTGCCCTCGCTAGGCACTAGTAATTTCATGCGCATGCGCTGCGGTTCTCCGTTAGCGTCAAACTCGTAATACCACAATTCAGCAACTTCGCGTTCATGCATGAGTGTACGCGCTAGCTTTTTGTCTTTGTATTTGAGCTTGTTTTGTGCGAAGATACGCATTACTTCAGCGTAGAGTTGTTGCGCTTGCTCGCTTTCTCCGGCTGTCATTGCATAACGCACCGGATTAGAGAAAAGAAATCCGGCTGCACGTCTAACAAGCACTTGCTGAATAGGCACTGCGATACGGCACCGCTCAATCTTCTTTTCTTTGTAAACAAGCTTTCCGGTTTTGTGGTCGCGCTCTCCGGTCGGCACTCGCACTGTTTTCTTTTTTCTGCGCGTGCTATCCATAACATCGTGTAGCTGCACTTCCCATTGTCGGTTAATCTCATCAATGCTCTCTGTAAAGTGTGGCTTTGTTGTTGTGAGCAATCGCACTACTTCGCTAGCATCGTCAATCTTGAGTATTTCTTCTATTGCTTGCATCTGTATTTATAGTTTTTCGTTAATAATCAAATCAAATCAATCAGCTCTGCTGCGCTCATACCTTTTTGTTGGCTGCGTATAAATGCATCATCAATTGCGTAACAGAGTAAATCAACAAATTCATCGTGAGCTGCTGCCGGAAATCCGATAAGCTCATCAATGAATATCTCGTTCCAATCATCTAGCACTAAGCAAATTCTTCCGCTCTCTACAAATGGCGATGCTGCGTTCAATCTTGCTTCTTTGCTATCGCGCGGTGTTTCTGTGTAAATCACATTAAGTTGTGTGCTTTCCCGCAATTGATCCACAACTGAAATACCGTTAGCTTTCGGTTCAATGTGTATCTGTGCGTTGTAATCGTAGTGATTATCACGCACATAAACAGGCAGAAATCTGCACAAATCAGGAAATTTCATGCGCACTTGCTTTGCACAGAATACATACAAAGTGCTATCAATAAGCTCAACACCGATAATGCCTGTTGGGTCGTTCTTGATGTTTTCCGTGTATGCAGTATCAACATAAAATTGCACCGGCTGATTTGCACGCGCATGCTCTTGCTCAAAGTTGTGCTTAGAGATAAAGCGAAACCACTCTCTTTTTATAATGTTGCCGCCCTCAATTGTTGGGTGCTGCTGATACAGAGCTGAAAAAAAACGCGGTGCGCGTGCTTGAGCTTGTTGCAATCTCTCTAGTGAGTGACGGTTTTCCCATAGTGCCTCGCCAATGTGTCTGCCTGAATGAAGCTCGCCATCATCTTCTTGTTCGCAAATAGCCGGAATCGAAAGTACTTCCCAATTCTGCGGCTCGCGTTTCAAAATTCTTCCGGCTAAATCATCATCATGCCAACGTGTCATGATAAAGATTTGCTTTGAATCATTATGCAAGCGCGTTAGCAATACAGAGTTATACCAATCCCACACTCGCTCGCGATATGTTGGTGAATAAGCTTCTAGCGCATCTTTCACGGGGTCATCAATAATCGCAATGTCTGCCGGAGTTCCGGTCAAACCGCCCATTACACCAACTGCTTTATAAAAACCTCGCGAGCCGTTAATCTCGAACATCTCAAGCGTATGCGAATAACCTTTGCCGCCAACTTGCGTACCGTCAAAAATCGCTTTATATTCCTCTGAAGCAAGCGTTTGTTGAATTGAGCGTGAAAATTGCTGCGAAAGGTCTGATGAATAACTTGCTGCTACGATTTTAAGGCTTGGGTTAATACCTAATGCCCATGCCGGTAATTGTCGCGAAACAAGCTCTGAATTGTGTGTAGCTATAAGTTCGCGCCCTGCGAGATAATAGCCGCCCTCAACTTCAATGCAATTGACAGTTTTTTTGCCGCAATCTTCAATAGCTGTGATAAAATGCTTGTATTTGTCGTTGCAATCCTTAGATTTTTTTCCTTGCAAACGTGCTAATTTTCGCGGCAAACGAAAAACTGCATCATCACGGTTAGGCGAAAAAGTAACACGATATTTCTTTGAAATGAATTTGCCGTGAAGTGCAGCATCGACCTCTTTCAGCGTTGGCTTATAACCTAGTGTGCGCAATAGCTCAACTATCTGTAAAGCGAGCTGTTTGCGAATTTGCACAATCTCAATGCGCCCGTTGTTATTGCAATAGCCGTCAGTATCAAGCAAACCTTGCAATAGCTCAATACGTTGCTGCGCTGCTGCGTGTAAATACTGCTGCGGTATGTGTTTATTTTGCAGCACGCCAATGCTCTTTAGCTTTGTCATATCAAGCTGCTCGAAAGTGATATAAGCAACTTTATCTTTAACGCGCTTTATTTTGCCATTGTACTGCGAAAGAAAAAACTTGCAATCGTCTATGCTCTTGCAAATTTGTTTATGATGAGAGCAACCATCACCTAGCCATAAGCCTAACAGATACGGCGGTATAGCGAGCGGTTGCCAATCAAAATTAAGAGTTGCAGCGCTCTTAATGTATGCACTTCTATCACGTGTTTTTCGCTTAATTTCGTCTGTTTCAATATTAGCATAAAACTGTGCCATGTGCGATGAATCGGGTATATAACACCCCCATTCATGATTATATGATGCTACAATATTTGCACCGCAAGCAAATTGAACTTCGCGGCATTGCCATGTGTACGGTCGCGTTGTTGCAAGCACTTTGACACGGCTGCCATCCGGTGCAAAAACCGTATCACCGGCTTTCAACTCTCCGTGCTTGCACCAACCTCTATTTGCTGTCAGTATATCTGTATCAACAGAAAGTGCTTTGCCTTCTTGTGGCGGCATGAACACCATCAAGTTTTTACATTTGCCCTCAATGATATTTTGGCATTTTCGCGCAATAAGCTCGTGAAACCATTGCGCATCATAGGCGGGATTAACACATTGCACAAAGCGCAAAAAATCAGTACGCGCATCAAGACGTTGCAACGCAAGTTCGCGTTGGTAAATCTCTAATGCACGTGCAAAGCTGATGTTATCAAGTTCATCAACTTCTTTTGATTTTTTGCGCTTTGTCGTTGCCATGAATTAAAACGGTGTTAATCCTTTTTCGTAGTCGCTCTGTGTGCGCTGCTGCAAGTTTCTTTGCGTTGTCGTATTTGACAAAATCGCTTTTCATTGCTACAATGCGCGGTGGTATATAACGGTTCTGCGCTATATCATCATCGGCTT